GAAATATTATTAGTCATGGCAGCAGCAACTATAGGAATGAAGATACTACAAGTTTTACAAAAGCTTTATGGTAAAGATTTTGTAAACAAGACTATAGGTACAAAGGCAAATGTCGTAAAACCTAAAGAGTTTGATACTAACGCGCCAACAAAGAATATATATTCTGACGAGGCGTTTAGAGATCCTAAACTACAAAGCGTCGTTGACGCAAAGATTTCTGAGTATGCACCTTTCATCTACTCAAGCAAGAACAGGAGAGAGCAGATGAACTTTTTAGAGAATGCAGAAAAATTATTAGAACAAAAGAAAAGAGACTTTGGTGTTACAGAGAATATGACAAAAGTCAAAGAAGTAAAACCAGAAGCAGATGTGCTTGATATTAAGACTGGTAAAAAAGCCGAAGGTATTGAAACGTTGACAGACGAAGAGCTGTCATTAGAAAACTTTTATTAAAAGATGATAGAATAAATTTACCAGAGGATGTTAGAAAAAGTTTAGAAAACTATGATGACTTAAGAGGAGGCGGTACAAAAGAAATGGATCCGCTAACTATCTTTAATACATACTACAAAAGAGATGATAAAAAGTTTGGTGAACTAGATGACATTATAGACTTTGCTGAAAATGAATTTAAAGCAGCTGAGGAGTTTACAAAAAAATCAGGAAACTTTGATTTGATAGATGATGTTAAACCTCCTAGAGATGAAAAAGCGGGTGGCGGATTAAGTTACTTGATGGGGATATAATATGGCTGTAGAGTTTGGCACACCAGAAACTTGGGGCATGAAAGTCGGTGAATTTCTTGAATCCAAAGAATACACTATACCACAACCAAAACCACAAGACGTAATAGAACAAAGAAGAAAAGATAGTTTAAGAAAATTCCTTTTTGATTATCCAGGAGCTGTCGAACAAGAAACTGTAGATTATATTAAGAGAGAAGAATTAGCTGATGGAACTGTCCTTGATGAAAAAACTTTTAGAGAACTATACGAAAAATTTCCTGGCGGAACAGATCCAGAATTTCTTGAGTTTATAAAAAAAGAAGGAGAAGCAAAAGGAATTAAATATGTGGGCGCTGATCGAGGTGCTGGCACTGTTGAATTAAACGCTAGAAGTATTCAAAATAGAAGACAAAATGTTTTAAAGATACCAAAGAAAGGTGGTTTACCGTTTAAACTTTCTCCAAAAGAATTTAGAAAACAAGCAAAAGAGCTCGGTATAAATACTAGAGGATTAACAGATGAAGAAATTAGAACTAAAGTTCAAAATAAAAAATCAGGTCTAGCTGTTCAAAAAAGATTTGCTGAAGACCCAGAGTATAGAGAAAGTAAAAGAGAGAGAAGAAAACTAGCTCTAGAAAAATTTAAAACAAACGACCCAGAAAAATATCGTAAATATTTAGAAAGTGTTCAAGAGTCTAGAATAAAGTCAGGACGTTTAATTAGAGTTCCTACAGAGTTTACACCAAAAGGTTATTTTTGGGGAGATCTTGTAAAAAATGCTCAAGAATTTAAAGACGGAAGATTAAAAAATTCTCACATCAAATATGCATCTCCTAATACTAAAATACCAAAAAAAGCTGCTGCAACTAATAAAATAAAATTAATTGATACAAATGTTAAAGATCCTAAAACAGGAAAATCAAAAGTTTTAACTTATGATAATTTTTTAAAACACATTGATGATAATCAAAATATTTATCGTATAGATAGTAAAACGGCTTTGGGTGAATATAAGAAAAAAGAATTTATTAATAAAAACCCTGATTTAAAAAAAGGATTAATAAAAGAATTATACGATATAGATATTGCTGATAAAGACTTGTATGAAGGAGGTGCACTTAAAAAAGGAATTGCTCCTTACAAAAGAGCCCCTTTTCATATTCACCACACCGCTGGCAGAGGAGCTAATGCTTTTAATGTGCAGTTCGCAGTTGGCTCTGATAATATTGAAGAGGGAAGAGCTAGAAGAATATTTGATACAGATTTTAAATTAGCTAAAAATTTTGGAGAACAAAAAGCTGCTGTTAAAAAGTATTTAGATTCTGTCCCAGAAAACCTAGAGGTTAGATTAAAAAATACACCCTATGGAACTAGAGAAACATTAACAGACATGACTAAAAGAGTTGCTCCCGATCTTTTTGAAAAACAACCTACAGCAATGCAAGAACTTATGGCAAGAACTGGTGCAGGTATTGACCCTGTGCTCGCAGCGAAAGCTGGTTACGAAGAAGTTTTAAAACCTATTGGCAAAGGAGCTTTGACTACATTAAAAGTTTTAGGACAACCAAGTATAGCTGCAGCTTTTGCAGCTGATGAATTAAGCAAAGGTAATATTAAAACAGCTGGTGCAAGTTTACTAGCACCTGAACTTGTTGGATCATTTGCACCAAAAGGACGGGGTCTATTATCTTTAGCAGGAAGAATTGCAGCTAACCCTTTTGGAAAAGCTGCAAGAGCATTTACACCTGTTGGATTAGCAACTATAGGAGCTGGTGCATTGTATGATGTGTATAAAGAATACGAGAGAAGAGAAGCTCTAACTGATGAAGAGAGATTAGAAGAAGATCTTGAGAGAGATAGAGCATATGATGAAACGATGATAGGAGCAGCTGACGGTGGTATTATTAGATTAGGACTTGCTGATGGACCAAAGAAAAAAGGATTGAAGAATCCAGGCAGAAGAGAGTTTATGAAAACAACAGGTAAGCTAGCAGGTATTGCAGCGTTACTACCTTACGGTATTGGTAAAGGTGTTAAAATAGCAACAAAAGCAGCACCCGCTGTGAGTGAAGGTGTTAAACTTGGCATAGATAAACTAATGTTGCTCGTTGACAAAATTAAACTATTAGGTAAAGATGTGACTCCTAGATATGGAACAAAAGAAAGAGAGCAAGTAACATTGTATCAAGGCAAAGACGGAGCTTCATACGAATTAGTAGAAGATATATCTACTGGTGATATTAGAGTTACTAGAGACGTAGAAGGCGGTGCTACCTATGGGGATAAATCTTACGATACAATCGAAGATAGAACTGAATTCCAGATTAGAAAAGGCGAAGTGTATATTAAAGATGAAGGTCTTGAGACTCAAAAAGCTATTCAAGCCCCTGATGAATATGAAGAAGGCAGAGCTGTATTTGATCAAGACGGAACTGTAGCTGATATCGACGATGTAGATGATGCAGTAATTGAGGCAATAGAAGATGAAATTAAGTAAAACAATACCCCCTAAATCAGGGCCACAGCCTGAAGGCTTGAATATTAATTATAATACTGTTAAACCTGTAAGATTGGAGAAAATAAATGGCAGACATAGACAAGTCTCTTCCAAACGTAGAGCAAGAGATAAAGGTACCATCACCTGAAGAATTAGAGATTGCTGAACAAGAAGGTCAAGCGGCAGTCAAAGATCCTGTTGAAGTTACAGAAAACGACGACGGGTCAGTTGATATAAATTACGATCCAGCTGTTGGATCTGTTGAAGGTGGACAAAACCATTACGATAACTTAGCAGAGCACCTACCTGATGATGTGCTTGGCAGACTAGGTTCTACTCTTTATCAAAATTATCAAGATTACAAAAATTCTAGAAAAGACTGGGAAAGATCTTACAGAGAAGGTTTAGATCTTCTTGGTTTTAAATACGACAATAGAACTGAACCATTCCAAGGTGCAAGTGGTGCAACTCACCCTGTATTAGCAGAAGCTGTTACACAGTTTCAAGCTTTAGCTTACAAAGAATTATTACCTGCTGATGGTCCAGTAAGAACACAAATTTTAGGAATGCCAACACCACTCAAAGAGCAGCAATCTCAAAGAGTAAAAGATTTTATGAACTACCAGATTATGGAAAAGATGCAGGACTATGAACCAGACTTTGATTCATTATTATTTCATTTACCATTAGCTGGTTCTGCTTTTAAAAAAGTTTACTACGACGAGACAGCTCAATCAGCTGTTTCTAAATTTGTACCCGCTGATGATTTGATTGTTCCGTATACAGCTACCTCATTAGATGATGCGGAGTCTATCATTCATCGCGTACAAATATCTGAAAACGAATTAAGAAAACAACAAGTCGCTGGTTTCTACAGAGATGTAGAATTAAAACCAGGACCAGTAAATGAAACTGAAGTTGAGAAAAAAGAACGAGAGTTAGAAGGAAGATCAAAAGGAAGAGAAGATGATTCTTTCAATATTTTAGAATGTCATGTGCATTTAGATCTTGAAGGTTTTGAAGATGCTGGACAAGACGGAGAGCCAACAGGAATCAAACTTCCATACATCGTAACTCTTGAAGAAAATTCTAGAGAAGTTTTATCAATCAGAAGAAACTATGAAATAGGTGATCCATTAAAAAAAGCTATCAGTTATTTTGTACACTTTAAATTTTTACCAGGACTTGGTTTTTATGGTTTTGGTTTAATACATATGATTGGTGGATTATCAAGAACAGCAACCTCTGCATTACGACAACTATTAGATGCAGGAACACTATCAAACCTACCCGCAGGATTTAAACAAAGAGGAATTAGAATCAGAGATGATGCGCAATCAATCCAACCTGGTGAATTTAGAGATGTAGATGCACCTGGTGGTAACATCAGAGATTCTTTCATGATGCTTCCTTTCAAGGAACCATCACAAACTTTATTAGCACTTATGGGCGTCGTAGTACAAGCAGGTCAACGATTCGCTTCTATAGCAGATCTGCAAGTAGGTGAGGGTAATCAACAAGCAGCTGTGGGTACGACCGTAGCTTTGCTAGAAAGAGGCAGCAGAACAATGTCTGCAATTCACAAAAGAATTTATGCCTCTTTGAAAAAAGAGTTCAAAATACTTGCAAGAGTTTTTAAGTTATATCTACCTCAAGAATATCCATACGATGTTGTTGGAGGTCAGCGAATGATCAAGCAACAAGATTTTGATGATAGAGTAGATATTTTGCCGGTTGCAGATCCAAACATATTTTCTCAAACACAGCGAATCTCCCTCGCTCAGTCTGAACTGCAACTGGCAACGTCAAACCCACAAATACATAATTTGTATCAAGCGTATAGAAATATGTATGAAGCTTTGGGTGTAAAAGATATTGATAAAGTTTTAAAACGTCCACAACCACCGATACCAAAGGACCCTGCGATAGAGCACATTGATGCTCTCGCAGGGAAACCGTTCCAAGCGTTTCCTGGACAGGATCATCGGGCTCACATAACTGCTCACTTAAATTTCATGGCTACTAACATGGCTAGAAATGCACCAATTGTTATGGCTGCATTAGAAAAAAATTGTTTTGAGCACATTTCATTGATGGCTCAAGAGCAAGTTGAAGTAGAATTTAGAAATGAAATGCAACAACTTATGATGATGCAACAAAATCCACAAGCTATGATGGATCCAAACATACAAAATCAAATTAGAATGCAATCTGAAAAAATAGAAGCAAGAAAAGCACAGCTTATTGCTGATATGATGGAAGAATTTATGAAAGAAGAGAAGAAAATTACTTCTCAATTTGATAATGACCCTATTGCAAAACTAAGATCAAGAGAATTAGACCTTCAAGCACAAGAAAATGCTAGAAAACGTCAAGAAGGTGAAGACAGAATCAACCTCGATAAGATGAGAGCGATGATGAACCAGAAAAATCAAGACAAAAAACTTGATCAGAACGAAGAATTAGCAAATTTAAGAGCTGATACTTCGATTGAGAAGACAATTTTATCAAAAACTTTACCAAACGCCAAAGATATGGGTGCGGGAAGTGTGATAATTAAAAAAACTGATGACTAATCTGCAAAAAAAGGTTAGAAATTAGAAAAAAGGAGCAATATGACTAAAACAACTGGAAAACACGTAAACGAAGAACAGTTTATTAACAAAGATGGTTACACAAAAGGTGGAGTTGAGATCGAAATGACAAAACCTGATGAAACTCAAGAACAAGAAGTTCAAGGGCAAGGTAATATCTTAAAAGAAAAAAATAGAAAAGCTAAGTGGTACTAATATGGCTTGGTTTGGACTTGCAAAGATAGCGTTACAGGCTGGAAGCAAGATATATGCTAATCGTCAGAAGACGAAAATGGCAATGTCTGATGCACAATTGATGCATGCAGAAAAAATGGCCCGGGGAGAAGAAGCTTACCAAGGTAAATTGTTGGAAGCTAGACAAACCGACTGGAAAGACGAATTCGTGCTTGTAATTTTAAGCGCTCCGATTATAGTGCTTATGTGGGCAGTTCTAAGTGACGACCCAACAGCGATGGAGAAGGTCAAATTGTTTTTTGAATACTTCTCAACACTACCGTCATGGTTTACAAACCTGTGGATCCTTGTCGTGGCGAGTATTTTTGGTATAAAGGGAACACAGATATTTCGTAATGGAGGAAAAAAATAATGGTAAACAGACTATACAATAAACAAGTGTCACCTAAGAAATATATGGGTGGTGGTCGTGTTAAAAAAATGGGCGGCGGAAAAGTTAGAGCTAAATTTGCAACAGGCAAACAAGCAAAAAATTTTTCTAAACTTCCTGAAAAAGTTCAGATGAAGATCGATCCTAAATTAGCGAAGAAGGTATAATATGGCAAAACTATGTCCTAAAGGTAAAGCCGCAGCGAAGCGAAAATTCAAAGTGTACCCAAGCGCATATGCTAATATGTACGCTTCTGGAGTTTGTTCTGGTAAAATTACACCAGGCGGTAAAAAGAAAAAGGCTTCTGGTGGAAGAGTTTCTTTTGGCAGCGGAGGAGCTGCAAAAAGAGGCAGAGGCTGTGAGATAAGATAATGGGATTACGAAAATGGGTCAAAGACAATTGGGTAGATATTGCCAACAGAAAATCGGATGGCTCATACCCGAAGTGTGGAAGATCTGGTGGAGAAAAAAGAAAAAATTATCCAAAATGCGTGCCCATTGCGAAAGCAAGAGCGATGTCCAAAGGGCAACGTGCGGGTGCCGTAAGAAGAAAACAAGCGAAAGCTAACACGGGACCTAAACCATCAAGAGCAGCTACGTTTGCAAAACGTAAAAACGCTATGAGTGGTGGATACATAGGACCAGCAATTAATAGTACGTATGCTGGTGTTAAATTAAATAACAAATCGTACGCAAAATATTATAAGGGGATGTTAGACTAATGGCAGGCGGCGGATCTTTTGCAAGTGATCAAAAATTTACAACACTAACAGGTGATGGTAATTTTAAAACTATTACTGGTGGTAGTACAAATTTAGGACCATGTAGAGTCACATACATTCAAGCACACGCTGCAAGTAATTCTGTTGTTAAATTACACGACGGAACTGGCACAGGTGGTGCATTAGAGTTTCAAGCAAAGTTTGGTGCCGAAGGTCTAGATATCTTTGTTCCAGGTTCAGGTATTAGATTTAAAACTGGTGTATATTTAGATTTAGATCAAACTGATTCTGTAACAATTGGATATACTGGATAATGAGAAACGATTTCCAAATAAGAGAAGAATTTTCAAAGGGCACAATGCCCGCAAGAAATAAGAAGAACTTTAGACCTACAAAGTCTGGAGCAGGCATGACTCGAGCCGGTGTCAAAGCCTATAGAAGACTAAATCCCGGTTCAAAACTAAAAACAGCCGTGACAGGAAAAGTGAAACCTGGATCAAAAGCTGCCAAACGTAGAAAATCATACTGCGCACGTTCACTAGGGCAACTCAAAAGAGCATCAGCAAAAACAAGAAATGATCCAAACTCACGTATCCGTCAGGCACGGAGACGTTGGAAATGCTAGACAAATCTATGATAGCTGCGCTTCGAGCTAAGTACGAAGCAGATATTGCAGCAGCAGATACTACCGCAAACATTTATTTGAAGAATCCTGTTGGTATTGGGGAACATCCACAACACCTAGATGAGTTAGATAAGTTAGTCGGCAAGATTGCTGAAGCAAAAGATAAACTAGAAGTATTGGAGGAATTTGATGGATCTAGAACTAATAAGTAAAATACAAAGACAGCTGAAACAACTGTATGTGAATATATCTGACAGTATGATGGCTGGAAACATTGACAATATGGAGAAATATAAATATATGTTAGGACAGGCACATGCCTATCAATATATTTCTCAGGAAATCTCTAACCTGCTAAATAAAAAGGAGCAAAATGAAGACACAGAAGGAACAGTTATTGACCTCAGCAAGCCGAAAGGAAGAGGTCCCAAAGCATAAAAACGCTTTGGAAGAAAAGTACAAAGAACAAAAAGTTGAGTCAGTTGAAGTAAAAAGAGTTGACGAAACTAATGTTGGAGATATTAAAAACGAATTACCTGTCCCATCAGGATGGAGACTTTTAGTTTTACCTTTTACACCAAAAGAAAAAACTAAAGGTGGAATTATAA